CTCCATATTTTTGGATCGATAGAACTATTAATCATATCATCAATTTTAATCATTTTCATTGTTGTTTGATAATACTGAGATTGATAAAATAATTAATATTGTAGCTGTTAAAAAGTCGGATGATAACAATATGACCCTAAACCCTAGAAAGAGCAATAGAAACGCTAAAAAGTACCTTAAACGCTGTTTATTCATTTTCTTTAGTTATTGAGATTAAACCTTTTGAATAGCTTTTAAATACATTGTTAATGACATCTCTTTCGTATTGCTTTTGCCTTTTAGTTTTATTTAAATTATGTATAAATTTTTCTTTATATGGCATAGTTATATTTTTACAGTTAAAAGAATCATTATTATAGTTGCTACTAAATAAAAGCTCAATAGCCATTTCCAATTATTTGGATTTTGTTTTAAGAATTTTTTAATCATATCTAAGTTTTTGAAAGGGGGTTATAACACCCCCATTGTTTTTAATATATTTTTTCTTTTTTTAATTGAATCTTTCAATTCTTTTATAAAATCTCTTTGCCATTGATTGGCATTTCTTAATAAAAAAATATCGTTTTCAATTTCTAATTGTCTAGCAGTTTTGTCTCTAATTATTTTATTAGATTTTTCCCAAGATAAATCCCAACCGAAACCCTCTATTGCATTAAGATTGTTTCTAATCTCATGTTTTGATTCGTTAATTGTTCTTTGATCTTCAATAATATTATTAATTAAATTATTAATAGTTAAAAGTTTTTTACTAATTTTAACTTCATTGTGTAGATTATCAATCTTTGATTCATCTAAGCTAATTGTAATTGTATTTTCCATATTATATCGTTTTGTTTACACAAATATATAATTTATTTTCAATTTAAAAGAATTTTTTGCATTTATTTTATATTTATTTGAGTTTACTCCATAAAAAAAGGGGTAATAAATACCCCTTTAATTATAATAAAGAATATTATTATGGTGTTTCTAAAGCCGCTTTTGCAGTTGAGAAAGATCCATTTACGAATGCATTTGGCAAGTAATTTGTCAATGCTATTCTTTCTGAAACTCTTACAGTTACAAAACCATCTCTTACGTTAGTACCATCTTCTCTAAAGAACTCAACATTTACATTATCTCTAATCCAAAGTTGTGAACCAACATTAAAGTTACCACATAAGAACGAACCAGCTGAGATTGCATTGTTAATAATAACAGGCACTCCCATAAAGTTAGGTTGTAATCCAGAATACACTTGATCTTTTAGATAGTTGTTTTGGCTATCTTTTAATAATAAGATTTTGTGAAAATCTGTTGGGTGTAATAATATGTAGCTAGCTTGGTAGTTAGATAAAGCTAATTGGTTTAAAGATGCAACAAGTACATCAAACTCATTAGCCGCTTCAACTGATTGGTAAAATGCACCACCAGATGAAACATCAAAATCAGCCGCATCAGTTATAATACCAGATAAATTAGGTGCTGTTCCATTACCAGATAAAATCTGATTATCTTCAACATTTAATAATTTTTCTGGCGCTCTAGCTGAAATATAGCTAGTTAACTGTGGAGTATCTGCTAACATTTCCTCAGAAATTCTAAAGTATGTTCCAATTTTTCTAACATTGCTGTCAGATGCAGTAAAATCAAAATCAGATTGTGCTAATGTAGCACCCTCTGCCGCTGTTGCAGATCCATTTGAATATCCAGATTCTTTTACGAATCTAATAACATCAGAACTAGTTGATCCTTGTGGGATTAATTGTCTAATGTGTACTGGTCGAGTTGGATCAAATTTATATCCAGCAACTCTATCACTAGGAATGACCTCACCAGAAAAATCCGCTCCAGTTGTCATATCCGCCTTTACAGTAAATGAAGCCGATCTTGAATTACCTTTTACGATATTTTCAATTGCACCATCATTAATTGACTTTAATAAGCCACCTTTGAAAGTTAGATTTTCATTAGATTTTGCTTCAAGATTTTTTTTGTTAGCAACTTCCATTTGATCTAATCTCTCATTGAATTTGTTAGTTAGGTTAGAAATTTCACTTTTTAGTGATTCCTCTGCCTTACCATTAGCACTTTCTAGTGCTTGTCCATGAGCTTTTTCCAATTTAGAATCAATTAGATCCCCAATTTGGTCAAGCTGTTTTTTTACGTTTTCTTCCATTTTAGTAGAAATTTATTTAAGATTATTTAACAAGTATTTATAAATATCAATCTCATGCTTGACTTCAACTGGCTCAGTAGTTTCAACAACTGGCTGAGTAGCATTAATGAAATATGTTTTGAGTTTGATTATTTCGGATTCTAAAGCATATCCCATATCATCTGAGATATTGCCCTTTCTAAGTAGCTTACAGATATTATCATATCTTTTGTAAACATGATCAATATTAGAAATGCCTTTAACATCCAATATCTTAGCTTGATCATTTGCCGCTAAAGTAACAGCACTAATTTCATATAGTTTAACTTCTTTTATTTCTCTGTAATCACCTTTTTGTTCTTTTACTATTGGCATAATACCAACAGAATTTTCAGTAATTACTCCAGCTTTCATTAGTTCAATAACATCAGTACCTAATTGAGTTTTAGGAACTTTGGCTACAAATACTAATCCTTTCTCATCTTCATAAAGCTCATCCATTTTTCCAATAGGTTGCATCATATCATGTTGATATAAATATTTAACCCTAGATCCATTTTCTTGAATTGTTTTTTGGTATGCACCTTTTCTTATAATATCTTGGTCGCTATCTTTATTATCAAAATAAGATCCATAACCTTTTACTATGCCATTCTTTTCATCAAAGTCAGCAATTATATCACCTAGTGGTGCGGCTTTATAAATAAATTCCATACATTAATATTTTTTGTAAAATTACTAAATTAATTTTTAATCCTTTGTCAGCTCATTGATTGCTAAGCCAGCTCCAATGTTAAAAAGCAAATTACTAGATGAACTAGGTTGATTTGTTTGATCTGGATAGTATATTGCTGAGCATCTACAATTTATAACATTTCTGCCAGAACCCTCACCAGGTCGCATAATAGCTTCACCACCCACAATAAAAGAATCTTTGTGTTTTACCTTTTGCCCATTAGCAACTGCATGCCAATCCCTTTCCCTACCATCTAATGATGTTGACCATTCTTTAATTAAATTTTCACCAGGAAAAACAGTTAAGGCACTTTGCTCAACTCCATAATTTGCGGCTCTAGTAGTTTCTGTTCTGACTAATCTTATTGCTTGATATCTTGAATATCTTTTAAATTGTTTTTTAAGTATTCTAGCTTTTGCATCATAACCTAAACCCATAAACTCAGGATCAGAAAATAATCTTTGTGTTATTTTAATTAATGTCTTTTTAGCTGTGCCACTTACAAGAACAACATTAGTAGCCGCCACTTGTTTTGCATACAATCCAAATGATGCTTGCCATTGTGTAACATATTCTTTACTAGACACACCTTTTTTAATTAATTTATCAAAGGTTTTAGCATACCATTTTGCAAAATGCATTGATGTATCTAAATACAGCTCATTGTATAATCTATTAAAAAAATCTACTGTAAATAAATATTGATAATTTGTATTGCCAGTATTTAAAACATTGTCAACACCTTTGTTGTATTCTTTTTGGTAATATCTTGTAAATCTTGAGATGTTACGTTTTTCTGTTATTTGCCTTTGCTTTTCAAATGCATCTCGCCATTTTGCATTACTCATTTCTGATTTGTTTGATTTTCTTTATTGCCCAGTTAACACCACTAGTGCCACCCCATAAATTCCAAGCTACATAGCCATTATCTTTCCATGGTGTGTCTTTATACTTTGGATCAACTGATGAGTTCTTTTTATGTCTATTAAATGCAGCCATTCTGCCAACTGTCGATGCTGATAAACTCTCTCTTTTAGATAAACTGGATGCTCTTTGCCAACCCACAGATGTTCCGCCTCTTACCTCATCTCTGCCGTATTTCTCTCTCCATTCAATCATTCTTTTAGCATTGTTTGTAGCACTTTGTGGATAGTCGTTATAAGATGCCTTTAATTCCTTTTGATTTTCAACAGCACTTAAATATTCATCATGTGATTGAAATGGCATAAAAACATCTTGACCATCATAAGTGTGTTGATGACTGCCATTGCCACCTAATTCATTAGCTCTTGCCTCTGCTTCTTGAACAGTTGTAAAAACATCTGTCATTCCAGAAACTAAATCTTTTGTGTTTAATTTACTTATTAGATTTTTTTTTTTATCATCAACCTCTAATGCTGGTTGAGGATCTGGCAAATCAAAATCATCACCAGATGCTGGAACTAAATTAGCTGGTATATAATAATCATCTAAAATAGGATTATCCTCATCGTGTGCATAAGACATTGCAGCTCTTTTTTCATTTGGTGTTAGCCACCATGCCTTTGACATCTGGTCAACAATTTTATCTGTTTCCTCTTGTAGTTCTGGGATAACACTAAAATCATATTCAATACATATATTCTCTCCATACATTGGAGCTAACCATCTGTTTAGTTCATCCTGGATCTTTAATAGTTCTGGTATAACACAATTTTGATATAATGCTTTTTTAGCTTCTTTTACGTTATTATAGGTGCTAGATTCTGTATTATTTAAAAGCACCACAGGAACATTATACACATTACAAAGATCTTTTATAGATGCATTATATTGCTCTATTAAGCTCATATCAGATGCATTTAATCCAAAGTTAACCCAAGATAATTTCTTTGGTGTGA